CAACGTTTGCTACCGCAGACCCTGAATTGCTGAAGTTCACGGCCGAACCAGCTGGCGGGCTTTCCATGTACGCCCCAACGCGACCAACTGTGCGCATCGTTGCTATTTCCTCTGGCGTAAAAAACGCCTGCAGCCTGGCCGTTCCCATCTGCCGAAGTTTGGCGTTAAAGCGCTCCTGCGAAAACGGCTTGTCTCCCGCGACGTTCTCTCCGAACCCTGATCGGCGCAGATCTGCTCCGATCTGCGCTCGGGCCTGCTGATAGGATTCTGGCGCATGCTCTTTGAGCAGCTTAGCCATGCCGCGTAATTCGAGCGCGTCGCCGTTGATGACGAACTTTCGAACGAAATCATCGGCCGGAACGTCGCCGTCGGCAGCAGCCTTCAATGCCGGAATGGCGTCGTGCAGTTTGAAGCGCTCAGCGGCCAGCTTGCGAGCGCCTTGGAACGCTGCCAGCGCGTCGGCGCCGGTGTTGTTTGCAGGGCTCGCGCTATTGAGCGCGTCACGAACTGCGCCCAGGGCTTTGCGCTCTGCCGGCAATGCGCCGCGCTGCGCCGCCGACAGAACAGAGTCCATCTGAACGGCCGTATTTACGTTCAACGGGATTTTCCCCGTCGACACATCGTTGAGCATGTTGCGCACCTGCGCCGGGAGGTAGTGTCCGAGCATCCCCTCGTCGAGAGCATCATTCGCTGCTTTCACGAACCCCACGTTATCGAGGTCGACGTATCGGCCTGCTGAGTCTCGTGCTGCGTTGTAGGCATCATCGACCACCCCACGAGCGCGCGCATCAATCGACACCAGGCCTCTGGCAATCTTCTGCCCTCCAGCGAACGCCTCATCAGCGCCTTGCGCGAACCCGCTAAGCGTGCGGCTCAATCCCTCAGTCTGTCCAGACAATCGCGCGGCGATCGGCTCGCCTGCACCAGCAATTCCTCGCAAGTTTTTCTCGCGAGCGAACTGCATAGGATCTCTGGTGATTTGACCTAGCAGCGGTTGCTGTCCGATGGCCTCAAAGTCAGCCTTGCGTAGCGCCGCCGCAGTGTCGAGCGTTTGATTCTGCGACAGAGCATGCTGAGCCTGCGCGCGTAGCTGGTACAGGACGGACTGCGGGATGTCGTCAATCGACTGGCCAGCCTCCGCTGCTGCGCGAGCAATAACGGCATCTGCCGCATGCGTTCCTGGCGCGCCGGGGATTGGCTGCAGACCTCCCGATGGAGGCGCGCCAGAGCCTCCAAACATGCGCCCTATCCTATCCCCTACCGCGCCAGCAACAGGCGCCAGAACAGCCCCCGCAGCGCCGCCAACAGCCGCTTTCTGCGCGGTCTTTCCCCAATAGGTGTCAGTGTCAGTTTCTGGCGTCATTGCCGCGCCTATCGCCCCAGCCGCCGCGCCGGACCCAGCCCGACCAATGAATCCTGCTGCTGCTGGGATGCGGGAAGCAAGGGCGACATTGCTCGGAGCTGCGATGTTGCCGGATAACCTGGCTGCGTCGAACCCGACTCTGCCTGCGCGGGCGCGAGCAGCTTCGTATTCGGATTCTTTAGCCAGGATCCCAGAATTCACGCTTTCGCCGGCCAGCGATCGTACGCCAGGCAGGTTTGCCGCGAACTGAGCCGCGCCGGCCACAGGATCGGCCATGCCCTGCATGACGCCGCCGATAGCCGACCCGCGAAGATTTCCGTTTGGGCCGAATGTTTCGGCGAACCAGTCAGAGGCGCCCTGGTATGCGTTCGTCGCAACTTGCTTCGCAGTGTCAACCTTGCCCCCAAACTTCGCAGCAATCCCGATGTAGTCAGGCGCAGTTGGCGCGGAAGGATCGGCCATCTGCCCGCCGAACTGCTTTGCCGCTTCCTCGTATCCGCTCATAGTCCTACCGCCCTCCGAAACCCGTCCGCGTGCGCAGCGCTCGGGAAGGTCATCACCCGTCCATCAGGCATCGCCACCGTGTTGTTTCCGGCGCCTTCCTGTTGTTTCTTGCCGCCGGCAATAGCCGCCTTTCTGGCCTCGAATTCTGCCCGAGCCTGTTCGTACCCCTGCGCTCCTTCTGTTTTCAGCGCGGCAATTGTCGCCTGCCGGTTTGCCTGCTTCTGAGCAATGGTCCCTGGCTCGTCGCCTGGTTGTGGGAAATACTGCTTTCTCGCATTGTCGAATTCCTCAGGACTAATCACCGCCCCAGACTCTTTGCGCAGCACTGCGTTAATGAAATTTCGCTGCGCCTGCTCGATCTTCTGCTGGGGCTCGCTTTGCGTCCAGTTAGTCAGCGTGCCGAGCGCGTCACCCATAAACGGCACAGCTTCTGCAGCCCGCTTGATAAGTCCTGGCTGCACATCGCCTCCGCCGCCAACGTCCCGGATGATTGAGTCAGCATCGTTTGCTCTCACGCCGAACCCTGCCGCCTTTCCTTGCGACTCGGTAAGCGGCTTTGCTCCGCCAGTCGATTGCATCGCTGAATTTTCCATGCGCTTTTTTGCGATGTCTAGCGCGCCAGCGTCAAGCCCCTGCATCTGCTCGGCGAGCTTCATTGTCCGGTCTTGCGCCGCCTGAGTGGCTTTCATGCTTGCGTCGCCATCGACGCCGTAATCCACGCGCCGGCCGTTGATCATTGCCGACAGTGGCTGACCCTTGATCGCGTAGCCTTTGCCCTGGCCGAAGATCTCGATCGGCTGCGAGTAGTCAAGCTGCGGGACTTGGGCGCCCTGCGGACCAGATGCGAATTGATACTCCGCGCCCGTCGAATTGTTGCGCAGCGTATTCACCGGCAGCGTCTCGTCGTCTGGCGCCATCTGGCCGGCCGCTACGAGGTCGCGCAAGCTCATCAGCCGCCCGATTCTGTCCATTGGTTCCTGACCGTACATTCTCAGCCCCTTACCAGATATTCGGGCGCACGAGCCCGGTTGACGTTGCTGTGTTGGATGCGAGTTGATTTGCCCGCAGGCGCTGGTCATTGGCAGTCGAAAGCGCCGACAGCGCCAGCGCTCCTCGGTTCTTATCGACGCCTGCGCGCATTCCGTACTCGCTGTTTGCTAGGCCCTTGAGCCCCAAATTGTACGAGTCGCGCTGCCCGGATAGCGCGCCCAGGCGACTAACCTCGTTCCCGTACTCATCCGAGGCCATACCCTGTCCGTACTGCGCAAGAGCCGCCAGCGTGTTGCCACTGCCAAGCATGCCCTTGGCCGCCGCACCGCGCTCAAGCGCCTGCTGTCCCTGGTTAAACCGGAACTTGTAGGCGTTGCTGTCACTGATCGAATTCGGGTCATTGACCAACTGCTGCAAGCGCTGCTCGTAAGGATTCGCCGTTTGCGTCCCGCTTGCCGCGCCGCCCGCCGCGATCGACTGCGGGTTCAGGTACTGCTGAATTTGCGCTAGGTAGTCGGTGCTGCCAATCAGGTTTGCCGGGTTGGATTGTTGCTTCGCGAACCCTTGCGCATCGAGCTTGCCTTGCAAATCCTGCCCACTGATCGGCGCCTCCCACCATCGCGACTGGCGCTTGTAGTTTCCATTTCCAAGCGCCCGATAGCCGGCAGATTGCGCCTGCGCGTCGAGCGCATTTCCTTGCCAAAGACTTTCTTGCATGTTTCGTTCCTTCAATCGATTTCGAGCGATTCTAGCTGCACCGACAAATCAGCAATGTGCAGCACTTCAAAGCTTCGGCGCCGGAACGCGCCGCAGCGCCGTATGCGCGCCTGGCTCGACGACAGATCGACCGGGCGGCACTGCGAGTCGGTAGCATAGTCATCGTCAGACCAGCGCAGCATCGCTTGGCCGCCCTGCTTTTCTCCGATGACGCGAATCTGTCCAATGCTTTTGTAATCCTCGTTGCCGCTGTCGAGTTTTCCTGTCCTAATCTTGAGCGCGATCGGCGCCCCGTCGTCGGTGTAGGCGTCCGGGGTAATTTCCACAAGCGCCCCGGTCGTCTCGTGCAGCACAAGATCCCGGCCGGCCGCCGCTACGTAGTGCGAATACCGGAAATAGCCCTCATCATACCCGGTTGCCTCAATAGTGCCCGTCGCAGGGCTTGCGGTGCCACTGGCAACGCCGAACGTGAATGCGTCGTCAGAAGTAGCACGAATCTGCTTCAGACCGTTGTAAGCGCTCGGCGTTGCCCCGGAGATTGTGACCGCCGCTCCGTCTGCGTAGCCGTGTTCCGTGCATGCCGCCGTTACCACCCCCCCAGCCTGCGTGAGCGTGCACGATTTCGGGGTCTGCGCCGTCAGGCTTGACCACTGCGCCCACGTTCCAGATGTTGCGTCATACGCTAGCGTCACGTCGATGTCGCGCAAGCCCAGGATGTAGAACGAGTGCCCGGACAACTTGACGCCGTATGAGTAGACGCTCGACAGGTCGGAGGTGGCCAGAATCCGATCAATGTCCGGAGTACTGACAAGTTGCTGTTGGAGTCCAACCATCTTGTGTACCGCGCGCCCCTTTTGCCTCGCCTTAGACACCCAATAGACCGTTTCATCAAGCTCGGCGACTGACTCGCCAACAGCGCAGCCCGTCAAGGTAAAAGCGGACAACACCGGAGACAACGGGCTTCCGGTCGGATTTCCTACGTCGTAGAAAAATTCGGAACTCCACTCTTTGAACGCAATCAGGTAGTTCTGAGACTTCGCCAGCGCCACACCGCCGCCAGGCTCGATCGCCGCCGTGATGAAGTCCAACGCGCCCCATGAGGTAGGGTCGTTCAGCCCTGAGTTGTAGATAACTGCGTTCGCGTCCATCACAAAAAAGTAACCATCAAGATATTCTACGCCAGGGACGGTTGTTCGCCCGCCTGTTGCTGTGATCGTGCCTGTTGCCGGGGTTGTTGGCGTGCCTGTTACCTCGTACGTGAAATGCGTAGAGTCGGTAACGGTGATCGTGAAATCTCCGTTGTATTCCGTCTGCGCAGCCCCGGATATTGTCACGGTAGAGCCAGACTGCCAGTTAACCGGAGCCGACAGGGTAACGGTCGCTATTGATCCTGATCGCGTGATGCTGCTCGGCGTGACCGTGCTCCACCCAGGATAGTCTGTATCGGTGATTTTCGTTAGCACGTTATCCTCGAAGTTGAAAGCGTCATATGCGGACTTGAAGAAAAGGCCGAATATCGACTGTTC